CAATTCTTTAATGTTCTTATATGGGATGGAAGTCAAGACCAAACAATTAGCGGTCATATAGGAAGAAGAATTGAAGAAGGTAAAGCTTTATGGATTGAAAAACTAATTTGTAAAGGACTACAAAAACTAGAAACATCTCACTGTATGAAAAGTAGAGGAGAATGATATGATTAATAAAAAACTAAATAAAATACTTAGATACCCAGAAAAGATACCATGTGACAAAAGAATGCACTTTATGATTGGTGTAGTATTAGTATCAATACTAACTATATTTACAACTAATGTATTCATAGTAACCCCTATGTTATTAATATTTGCTTGGGGTATAGAGTATTTCCAAAAATTGACATATAGTGGAACATTTGAAAATTTGGATGCAGTAGCTGTATTAATTGGTGGTGAGATAGTTTATCTTAGTCATATTCTTAGAGAGGAGTTCTTATGGGGGTATTAACATCATTATTTAGTACAAACGCAATAGCAGACAACGCAGGGAAGATAGTAGATGGAGCTATAAGCGGATTAGATTCATTAGTTCTTACAGATGAAGAGAAGCTAGAGTTTAGCAAACAGTTTATTAACTCTAAAATAGAGTTTCTTAAAGCTACACAGCCTTATAAACTAGCTCAAAGAATATTAGCATTTTTTATTATAGCTAACTTCTTTTTAGCTTTCTGGGTAGGAGTACTTATCTACTTTACATATAATGACTTATTGAAAGGCTATATAGAGCTTATAAGCACGTTTCAGTTAGGTTGGATAGCTATTGCAGTTATTACGTTCTACTTTAAGCCTGAGGCAATTTCTAGTTTATTTAAGGGGAAGAAGTAATGATTGAAAGTTGGATGGTAGGAGCTGGTATAGCTATCGCAGGTGTTGTTGGGGCATACTCTGTAACTAAATACAAAGCAGATGAAAACAAGTCGGATATTGATACTGTAAAAAATGAACTAAATAACACTATTACAGATTTAAAAGCAGATATGAAAGAACATGATAATTTTGATGTAAAACATCATGAAGATATAAACAAGAGAGTTAATGCTGCTTTCAAACGCATAGACGAAGTGTCTAATGATGTAATTATACTTCAAAGAGACACAGCTAACCACCTAGATATGGGCAAAGCAGAAGTGAAGTTTGTATCTAAAGAAGAGTTAGCATTACATATGAAGAACATTGATATTGAATTAGCTCATATCAATGAGAATAGTAAATTAATGGTGGGAAAGTTAGACGACTTGACAAAAGCATTTTCGCATTATATGTTAAGACAAGTGAATGGAGAGAATGATGATTGATGATTTAATAAAAAGTATCAAAGAGAATGAGGGATTTGTAAATCATGTCTATCAAGATAGCAAAGGAATTGATACTATTGGATATGGTACGAAAATGCCACTCACACAAGAAGAATGTTTAATGATACTACAGCATAGATTACAAGACAAAGTAAAAGAACTGCAAAACGCAAAGGCTTTTATAGTTGAACTTCCTGATAATGTTCAAAATGTGCTTTATGAAATGGCGTATCAGATGGGGGTAAATGGATTGTTGAAATTTAAAAACACTTGGAAATATTTAGAAGAGTGGGATTTTAAAAGTGCAAGTGTTGAAATGCTTGATAGTAAGTGGGCTAAAATTGACTCTCCAAACAGAGCTAAAAAATTGAGCGAAAAAATAAAGAAAAGTTAAACACTATGCTATTAATTCGCTTAGCATTTTCTTAGCTTCATAATAATCATACTCATCATCTACTGAGTTGAAATATAAATCTTCTTTCAGTTCATTGCAGAAATTATGAAAAGCTATCATTTTTCTGCTTATATATATTTTGCTTATATTGATAAAATATGTATTAGCAAATAATCCATTAGTTAAAAACATATAAGCGTTACTAAATTCAATATTAATGTATTTAGCAAACATCTTAGCTATATCTGCTTCTGAATACTTTTCTGTAAGTTCATAGTATAACTCATGGCATTCAAATTGTATTCTTCTTCTTCTCTCCCAGATATGTTTTAGATACCCTATATTAACTTCTATACGCTTACCATGCAAAGGTCTATACCAATGTGACACATCATTACCTTCTTTACGTTCTTGGTGAGCAGAAGTCATTAAAGACCCTTTGCTTACACCTTCATAAACTTTTTCTATATGTTGTAATGGTATCCATGCGTCTTTATGCTCGTTCATAGTTCAACTTCTTTTATAAATACTCCCTCTGGCGTTAAGTAACCTTTCCTACATTTAATTTCTTCATACGCCATATCAATACATTCTGATATATCTAAACCAGATGTTTCAGCAACCATAACTAATGTTACAAAGACATCTCCAATAGAGTCTGCAACTAATGAACTGTTATTTGTATTGATAGCATCAAGTAACTCTGTTGTTTCTTCTAGCGTCTTAATAGCTTGTCCTAGAGGTCTAGCATTAGCAATAATTCCTCTATCTTCACCCCATTGTTTTATGTGTAGTGTTAATGTATCTATTGATTTGTTCATTTATTTATCCTTTTTATTTTCTAAGTATCTGTAATAAGCTTCATAAGTTGCTATCTTTTTAGCTTCTTTATTCACCTCATCTTTACTGCCGATACGTAATCTATATTTCATAGCATTTAACTTGCTCCAAGCCATTAAGTCTTCTATACTGAACATCTGTTCCATTCTGGCTATTGCTTCTACCCCATCAAACATTGAGTAATGTTTTGACTGTTCATTGAGCAATGGATGTTCTTCGTGTTGTTCTATCATAAATTATCCTTATTATCAAATATAACTTTCTCACAAGCTTTCTTTAGTGCATCACTAACAATCCTAGACTCTTTAAGTATTGCATTGTCTACACCATCTCTTGTCTGTTTTAAACTAAACTGCCCTACATATGGTATTAAATTAACGCCAAACATATCAGTCATAACCTTCTCATTATCAAACGCTAATCTCTCAACCATATCAAAGATAACTAATCTCATATGCTTATCTTTAAACTGTTCTATAACCATGCTCCATGCTTTATTACTTAGCTTCACATATTTAGCATTTTGAGCTTTATGTGTTTTACTAAACAATAATTGTTTAAGTCTAATTGTAGTAGCGTTACTTCTTTCATTTTTATCAAGAAGAGAATCTATTAAGTACAAAATGTATGAGCCTAATATTATTGATTTAGCTTCTTGTGCTATTGTCATAATTTCATACTTCTTTTATATTTAAGAGCTTCATTATGTCTTTGAGCTAACTCTTCAGACTCTCTAATATAATGATAAACTTCTTTAATTCCAACACCTAAATTAATATGTATTGCATATGCACTTTTACCTTTTTTAAACATCTCTATTACTTGTTCTCTCATTTTATATCTCCTTCATATAGTCTAACACATTATTTATATCTTGGTTATATGTGTTGCATAGTCTTTTTAACCTAACTAGCAAGTCGGTACAATCTATTGTTTTATTCTTTACATAGAATTGCTGATTAACAGCTTCTTCACAAAAGAATAAAACATCATTTCTCATTCTATCTTCATATTCAAATTCTTCTACAATTTCTTGTCTACGTTCATTTTTAAGTTCTTGATACAATAACTCTCTATCTTCTTCATTAATCATTTTCTTTTCCTTTGATAATGCCCTATAACATCTTCTAGTAAATGTAACGCTTTAATCAACAATAGCATTACTGCAAACTGCAAATAATCAGTATCCCATATACCAACTACTAAACACACAATTACTAACATCCACACATTTAAGTATGGATATTTAAAGTTCTCTAATCTCATTTAATTCCTTTAATATATTATTACATTTAACAGTTTCTATCATCTGTAATTCTCTAACTAAAGCTAATGTTGTATTCTCAGCTCTACGTTTATTTAGTTTACGTTGTTTAGATTCTATAATATCTAAAGCTTGTTTTACACTAATGCAATTTTTAATAAGCCTAAGTTCTGTATTAGGAGTCATTTACTAATTCCCAGTGATTCCATGCATTCACATATTTATTTGCATTCCAAGAAGTTTTACCATTAGCAAAACATTCTATTAGACCATATTTATTAAAATTGCTGAAGTATCTTTTTTCTTTACAATTCATACCTTCATCCCAAACAAGCACCTTAGTATCCACCTTTAAATCTGGTAATGGTTTTTTAGGTGGAATAATTGGATGTACTTCATCCCAAAATAGTGTTTGAACTATAGAATAAGATAATCTACCATCTATAGTAAAAGTTTTAACGGAATCATCATCAAATTTAACTTGTAATGGGTATTCATGAAATGATGTTATTTTTTCAATAGTACCCCACTGTTGTTTAAGATAATTAAATACCCTGTCTCCTATTTTTGCGTCTTTGAACATTATGTATCCTTTGGTATATTTAATTTGCTACTAAGAGTTATTTTGATTACTATATTGTTTTATCAATATAGTAATCAATCCTCGCATTGTTCTACCAGTTTTCTTTGCTAGTAACTTTAATTCTCTATGTTGGTCTTCTGTAACACTTATATGTTTTTCTTTCATTTATAATCCTTGTTCTATAACATCATAAACACTATCAGCAACAAACGCTTTACCACCAGACTTTCTAACTAAATCTAAATGCTTTTCTTGCCATTTTGTAGTATTTTTCTTTTTACCAACAGCTTTAACTTCAATAGCATAGTATTTACCATCCTTACATACAGTTAAATCTGCAACTCCTTGTTTATTTGCTCTAATAACTTTAATCACATAACAACCTTTACTTTCAAGATAATCTGTAATTTCTTTTTGTATTTCACTTTCTAATTTTGCCATATTATTCCTTTAAGTTTACTTTAGGCTTTTTAATAATTTGTCTTGAGTTATATCTTTTTTGGCTAATGCTTCCATTAAACTGTACTCGACATCACCAACTGCAATGTGCATTACTCTGACATTATTCTTTTGACCTTGTCTATATAATCTTGCATTAAATTGTTGATATAATTCTAAACTCCATGTAAAACCGTACCAAACAATAATACTCCCACCATGTTGTAGATTTAGACCATGTCCTGCTGAAGCTGGATGAGCAAACAATAACTTTATCTCTCCATTATTCCATCTATCCACAGCTTTACCTTCTTTATCAAGAACAACTCCAGATTTAAAATGTTCTTTTAATGAGTCTAGTTCATGTTTATAGTTATAGGCTACGAGTATATTATCATTAGGATTTTCTTCAATTATTTCTTTTAAGGTTTCTATTTTTAAATCATGGATATGATGAATAACTTTATTTTCATCATACATATTACCACTACAAAATTGCAACAACTTATTTGTTAAAACCGCTGCTGAGGTAGCGTTAACTTCGTCTTCTTTGTCAAGTTGAAGTATCATATCTTTCTCTAAAACTTTATATTGTTTAAGTAATTTACCACTAAGAGCATTACCAAGTACGGATGGTATAAACTCAGGTAAAGTTAAATAATCTTCAGACTGCATTGATAAAACTAAATCTTGTATTTTAGTTTGAATTTTAGCCATAGAGCCATCACGGAGAGTATATTTAAACCCCATAAAGTCACTCTCAAAAAACATTGAACGATAAGCACTTATGTTTCTACCTAACCTATGTCCACCATCTAGTAAATAAATTTGACTCCATAAGTCCATATAACCATTACTAGCTGGAGTACCAGTCAATAAAACCATTCTATTTATTTTGTGCAATATCTTTTTAAGAGCTTTAAATCTTTGTGATGTGTGGCTTTTAAAACTACTTGATTCATCTATAACTACCATATCAAATGGAAATTTATTTTTGTAATGTTCAACTAACCATTTAACATTTTCTCTATTAATTACGTACACGTCTGCTGTTCGTTGTAATCCAGCTAATCTTTCTTTTAATGAACCAGTGCAGATACTGAACTTTAAACCTTTAGTATGCTCCCAATTACTAGCTTCTTTATGCCATACACTATTGCTTACACGTAAAGGAGCTATAATAAGAACTTTACTAACAATAAATTCATTATGTAACAGTTCTTCAATAGCTGTTAAGGTAGTAACAGTTTTACCTAAACCCATCTCCAAAAAGAGTGCTGAATTAAAATTATTAATTATATGCTTAACACCTTTTTCTTGATAACTATGCAAGTTACTTCTAGTTAACATAATCTATACCTAAATCAGCTAATTTACTAATCGCTTCGTCTATATACCAATCCCAATTAAGGTCAAGTGGCAACTCATTAGGCAAGTCCATTAGAGGTTTTGCACCATCAGTCTTAGGTACTTTATTTCCATTTGTAGAATACATAATGCAATCACTGCTTTTAGTAGAGTAGTACCATCTTACAACTTTACCAAGATATTCTCCAATGTAAGCTCCACCACCTTTGACTGTACGACCAGAAACAAACTCGTTTATATCTTTACAATTACAAATAGTTGTTTCTAATTTACTACCATTTAATAAATACTTTCTAATTGCTTTGTATACAATAGGGGTTGAGCGACCTTTCATTAAGGTTGTTTCGCCATAAAGTCCTTTTGATTTAACATAACCATCATATACAGCTATATAGTTATTTACATCCTTAGCATAAAGTCCTTTATACTCTCCATGCTCCATAATCATACCAGTTTCAAGCTCCCAGTCATAAATTAAGGCTTCAACAAAATCAACTTCTTCTCTTGGACAAAAATATTCTATACCATCTGTATTAGATGATACAACATTTATTCCATGTAGTTCAAGTTGTTCAATTAACATCAATAACATTAGTTGCCCTGTAATTGTTACACTGAGCATTAAATCAGGTGCGTATAAAAATGAATACATACTCCCTAACTTTCCATATGAACCATTAAGAGCAATCTTAAGACCTCCATTAACAACTTTATTACCAGTAGCTTTAGCTTCAAGTCTAGTGTCATATAAATTACGATAGATGTCTAACCACTCTTTACCAAGTGTTCTAGGAAATAATCCAAACTCAAGTATCATTGAGGGGTAATAAGATGCAACATCTGCATTTCGTAACACAAAATCTTCATTACTTTCAATTACAAGTTTTTTCTCTTGAGAGTGAATACCACCAAGTCCAAGTTTATAAGTTGTATTACCAATTTTAGGTTTAAGTTGTTTAGCCCATTCTTTAGGTAGTATTGGCTGTCCATTTGATTGTTTAATATCAAAAGTTGCACCATTAAAAAGTTCAAGTAATTTATTAAGCCCATCTGTTTCAAACTTAATAAAATCAGGAGCTTTATATTTTACTCTTTTTGGCACTCTGTCTTGAGCTTTCATGTATGGTATTTTTATACCTTTTTTACCAAGCTCAAATTTGAATATCGCTTCAGCAACTTGTGCGTCTGACTTACTTCTCAAATCTTCAATCCCACTATACATTTCTTTACCCATAGCGGTTCTAAGTTCAATTCTATCTTCAATAGCTTTGTATAAATCAATCGTAGTATCTAAGTCGTTCTCACAATACTTTTTAAGAGTTTGTATCTCAATACTGCTTAATTTTGTATGTGGGTCATAAGGCAAGTCCCATAATTTTACACTACCTAATCGTGTTCCATAGTTCTTTAAAGAAATCATTACTGCTGGAGCTGGTTCTTTAATATCAATATGGTCATAGTTAGGAGATTCAATATTAAGCTGTTTATATGTCGACCAAGATGGTGTTCCATTTTCTACAATACCTTTAGAAGTCATATATAAATCATGACAACTAGCACCACTTATGGCAAGTTCTATCATCGGTAAATCATAGTTAAGTGAGTTATATCCAAAAGTTGTAAACTTCTTCATAATAGACCGCAGTCGTTTACGTTGTGTAATACCAAGATTATAATTACCACCGTCAGTGTCAATTATAATAACTTTACCAGTTTTGATAGATTTAAAAGCTATCATCCAATAGTTAGGATAACATTCTGTATCCAAACAAATCATATCTTTACTCATTTTAATCCTTTTTATAGTGTTTAATCACTTTGTTTAAAATTTGTATATTTAGAGAAGACTACTAATAGTAATCTTCTCTAACAACTATAACTCGTCATCATCCTCGTCAAATGCGTCAAAGTCATCTGTAACATCAACAGTACCACCACCTAAAGGTTCGCCATGTTTAACAAACTGAACACCATAAAGATTACCATTAATACGTTTACCATAAGCATTATCTTGAATCCATGCACCGATACTAGCATTGACGATAGCTCCACCATACAGTTTACCATCTTCTTCAACGATTGGACTTTTATCTCTATCTAGTAGTGTGACTCTACCTTTACTGATATTTTTACCAGTTTTAATAATCCAATAATCGTTAGTTACATCATCACCAGCGTCATCACCATCAATAATAAATAGTTTATTATTTGGAACTTTTATACTTTTGTTTTGAGCTTTAATTTCATTAATAAGCCCAAGAAGCTCTTTATAAGTTTTTGTATCAGTTTTTGGTAAAAGAAACGTAGCCTCGTACTTACCAGTACCATTACCATTGAAACTTCCTTCTTTAAACAAAGATGGAAAACTTAACACAACATTCTTTAACATGATTTTTCTTTCTACTTGAGTAGCCATTTTTAATTCCTTAAAATTTTAATTTTTAACAAACTTAATTGTTAGGTGGAGGAAGCTTTTCAGCTAACACATAAAGTAATTGTACTATAACTAATCTTTAGGTAAACTTAAAGATTATTAAAATCATCACAAGTTGAATTTATAGCTTGTCTCTTGTCGTTCTCAGGGACAATAGTTGGGACACCTTTTGGTTTAAAAACTAAATCTAAAAGTGTTTTATCTTTAGAATGTAACTTTAAAATCTTAGTCATAGGTAGCAGTTTATGTTGGTAATGGTCAACTCCACTATATGTTTTTTCTAAATAAGATTTAACTAAGCTTTCATCAGCCCATTTACGATTAGTTTTAGACTCAACTAACTTATAACCATCAATTTTACTACCAGATTCAATTCTTTCTAATGCAACTTGTTCAACAGCTTTAATAAAACCTATAATTAGATTTTTGTTATCAAGAACTTGTTTAATGTGTTCATCAGAAATAATATCAGCTTTACCTTCAATTTCTTCTAATTCATCAAATGTACCTTTAATAATCTTTTCAGTATGTTGTTGTAATGCTTCACAATGAGCTTGATGTAGACAGTATTTACAACCCTTTTCACTAGGTTTAAACACACCTTTACCACTAAGTATCTCTGAAGCTTTTTCTTGAGCATAAACTTTAAATTTCATCAAATCATCATAACTCAATGTCCAGTTTGAAGTGTGATTAACTCTTGTTTGAACTATATGTAGAGTAATTGTTTCAATGTCATATAAGTCTTCTAACTCATCAATAGCACCTATTGCATAAAGCATGGCTTGTGTGTTCTCTTCAGCATTGACAATGTTAAAACCAGTCTTTAAGTCTAAAACATGAAGTTCCGTTCCATTTAAAATACAACAATCACTTGTACCAAACTGATTAGGTGCTATTGAACTAAGGTCAAACTGCTCTTCAACTAAAACTATTGACTTATCATCAATATACTTATTACAATAGTTAAAATAATCTGTAGCACAGTCTAACATCTCCTCATCAACTATGAAAGACATCTTACCCTCTTCAGATAACACATCACCAACAGAAATAAACTTACCTTTGATTAGTTGTTCCCCTATAAAGTGTACATTAGTACCCCACTCGGCAGCTGAGTTAGTTTTGTTTTCATAGTTATCACTAGCTTCAACACTTGCTGTACACTCTAACCATCTAGCAGAACTAGATGGGCTTAAACGAGCATGAAGCATTACAGAGCCTTTAAAGTTTCTAACAACTCAGCATAGTTTTCTTCAGAAACTTCAGTAAGTTTTGGAGCATATTTACTGATTGCGTCTTTAACAACTTTACGGTCAATACGAGCTTTTTCTTGAGCTACTTCTTTTAAATCACTAAGTGTAATTGAAGAAGTTTCTTCAGATTTAGCTTTTTCAGCTTCAATCTCAGCTTTTGTTCTTCTTTTACGTTTTGGTTTTTCAGTTGTAGGAGCTTCTTCAGGCGTTTTTTCTTCACTAGGAATACTAGGAGTCGATTTTTCTTCTTTTGGAGCGTCTAGTGTTGTTTCCGTGCCGATTTTAACTACGTATGTATTTAAAAGCGTAACTGCTTCAACCATTTCTTCTATATTTTGTGTATTTACTTCAATTATTAATTTCATTTTGTATCCTTTTTTTTTTTATAATTCTTCTGCGTCAAGGTCAGTAAACCCATCATCAAGTAATTGGAATTTCATACTATTATGAAAAACACCTCTAACTTCTTCATCTGTAAGCCCAGCATTTTTAAACCATAGTCCGTGTAGTCCTCCTTCAGATTTAACTTTTTTAGGAAATTTTAT